CCACCTCCTCCGTGCGATCAGCCGACCATTACCACGTCAGACCTGAATATTCTGGTTGACCCAACGATTGGAGATCCGCCCACCGTATGCCCGGATTATTCCGTTGATCTTTCAGCCCAGGTTTCAGTGGCAGGTGGAACGCTGGTCGGATTCGCCATGGTTGGTAATGATGGGTCTGAAACCAATGCTTATGGACCGAGCGACTCAGTGACTGTCAACAACCCCGGAGAGTACACGTTTAAGGCTCACGCGGTATCGGATTCGGGATGCCCATCCAGTGCTGATTTCAAGGTCAGGGTTTCATGTGTGTATCTTCCCCCGCACATGGAAGGATTGCTCCAGCTTGAATCAGGTGGAATTTTTGGGTACGACATTTTCTGGAACATCTACACCAAGCAGTACGATGTGAACCAGGCTGAATCTTCACTGCTTCCCGACATGACATCGTTCCCGGTAGTTTGGAATGCCATCATTGGGTACACCGATGGGGAAGGTTCTTATTTGACGAAGTGGAAGCTTAACGTAACCCCACTTGGAACATACGAACTTGTGATGGTCACACAAGGTGAGGTATCTTTCAAGACCATCGAAATATCGTAATGCGCTTCGACCTCATCATCAAGTCGCCCTGCGAAACACCTGAAGGTGGCAATTCCACAACTACCACCGGAAGCGACTCGACGACGACCACATCTTCGGACTCCACCACCACGACCAGCACCTGATGCGCTTCGTCGTCAAGTACCCCACGCGCGGGCGTCCCACGCTGTTCCTGCGCCAGCTCCAGCGGTATCGCTCCATGGCGTCCCGCAAGCACCAGATCAAGTTCGTTGTCTCCGTGGACGAGGATGACGCCACAATGAACTGCGAGGATGTCCGGCGCATCGCCAAGGCCACCCCCAACCTGTTCATCCACCGGGGCCGCTCCACGGGCAAGATCGCGGCGGTGAACGCGGACATGGACAAGCTGGGCGACTACGACATCCTGATCCTCGCCTCGGACGACATGATCCCGCAGATGGTCGGGTACGATGACCTGATCGCCACGCTGATGCAGAAGCACTTCCCGAACCTGGACGGGGTGCTGCACTTCCGGGATGGGCTCAACCATGCGAATCTGAACACGATGCCGATCATGGGCAAGCGGCTGGTGGACAAATGGGGCTACGTGTATCATCCGTCCTACGTTTCGGAGTGGTGTGACAACGAATTCATGTGCGTCACTGAGCGCGATGGCAAGAGCGCCAAGTTCGACCAGGTTCTCTTCAAGCACGAGTGGACCACTCACACCGGCACCGATGCCACCTTCAAGCGCAACAGCGGATTCTTCGAGCGTGACCAGAAGAACTTCCTCGCACGCCAGGCCGCAGGATTCCCGTGAGCGCACCCGAACTATCCATCCTCATCTGCACGCTGCCCGAGCGCGGGGCCGTTCTCCAGCGCCTCCAGCAGATGCTTCAGCGCCAGATGGCCCGGCAGCCGGTGGAGATGATCTTCGACCGCACGGGGCCGCACATGACCGTTGGGGCCAAGCGCAATGCCCTGCTCTCCCGTGCCAGCGGCCGGTACGTGGCCTTCATTGACGACGACGATACGATTCACACTTCCTACGTTGGCCTCGTGTTGGATCGCCTGAAGTTCAATCCCGATTGCGTGGAGCTGCGCGGCACAATGACCACGAATGGGGTGAATCCGAAGCAGTTCATCCACACCATCCACTGCACCCACTGGCACGAGAAGGATGGCGTGTACTGGAGGATGCCGAATCACCTGAATCCCATCCGTCGGGAGCTGGCTGTGAGGGCTGGCTTCCCAGAGAAGTCCTTTGGGGAAGACCACGAGTTCAGCCAACGGGTCCAACCGCTGCTCAAGACCCAGGCGGAACTTCCAATTTCGATCTACAACTACTTGTACAGAACCAGAAAATAATATGAGAACAGTCAACGACCACATCATCAATCCAGCAAACGACAAGCTTCGCATCGAAGTTACTGACCAGCCCGGCGCTGGAGGCGCAAACCATCACTACGTTGTCAGTGGGTACGTTCCAAGCAATAGTGGCACTTCAATTCCTGACCGCACGCTGATCGCGTTCCAGAATGGGCCAATCAATGAGAATGGTGTGAATGGACTGACTCAGGAGGTTCTGATCGCAATCTGCGTTGACAGGCTTCGATCTTTTCAGGCAGGCCCGTTTGCTTGTCGCGAGAACGCCATCGCCCTCACTAAGCTTGAGGAGGCTCAGATGTGGCTCCAGAAGCGAACGCTGGATCGGATGCGTCGCGGCGTTGAAGGAACGAACGTGAAGTGACCAATGAAGAAGGTCATCAGTTACAGTCTGTTCTGGCTCGGCAAGGATGAGCACTCGCTGCTCTACTCCAATGGCATCAAGGCCATCTGCCGGGCGCATCACTCCGTATTTCCGGGGTGGGAGTGGCGCGTCCACCATGATGGCACCATCGGCTCTGACAAGACGGCCCGCCACCTCGCGGCCTACGAGAAGGCTGGCCTTGTGAAGCTCGTGGACATCGGCCCGCAGACCAGCATCTGCCGGGCGATGATCTCGCGGATGATGCCGGTGTGGGACACCGATGTTTCGCACACGCTCTGCCGCGACATGGACTCGCTTCCGACGCCGCGTGATGCCATGGCCGTGGCGCAGTTTATCGAGTCCCGCGCTGCCATGCACTGCTTGGCGGATCATGTTCAGCACGGCGCGTGCATCATGGGCGGCCTGTGCGGATTCCGAAACGACCGCTTCCGCCAGATCACCCGCATCCCGCACTACGAGTCGTTCATCTCGCAGGAACCTCTCGACCGGCATGGCGATGACCAGCTCCTCCTCGCCAAGAAGGTATGGCCATTCCTCCAGCACAGCCTGTGCGAGCATCGCCTGGGCGGCCACCGCACGCCGCACGCGGTGCGCTCCTACGACAAGATCGCAGCAGTCGCTCTCCCCGGAGTCCTCCCCGAGGTGGTTGCTGGCGGCGACTCCCTGATCCCGTTCATGGGTGCTCCCGGCTTTGACTTCCACCGCGCCGAAGCTTTCTACAATGAGCATGGCGATCCGGTCCTGATGCAGAAAATCTCCGAAGCTGAATCCGCATGAAGTTCAACTACCGATCCATCCCGCGCGACAAGCTGGCCATGCTGGACCAGTTCGCCGCCATGGCCTGCTCTACCAAGCAAGGCATCCAGCACACCTACCTTGCCGCGCTGGACATCGCGGAGCGCGGAGTGCCCGGAGAGGTGGTCGAGTGCGGCGTCGCCTATGGTGCCCAAATCTGCTCCATGGCGGAGGCATTGCGCGGGCAGTCCCGCACCTTTCACCTGTTCGACTCCTTCGTCGGAATCCCCATGGCCGGAATTCATGACCACGACCAGCCCGGCATTGGAAAGCACGTCGTCGATCCGAACCTTCCGATTGAGCAGCGACTCGTGTCCAGCGGCATCAGCGCATCCTCGGTGGAGAACGTGAAGCGCAACCTGGCCAAGTTCAACTTCGACGCCAACTTCCTCTACCATCCCGGCTGGTTTCAGGACACGGTGGGTGCCGTTGAGACTGGTCCGATTGCGATTCTCCGGCTCGACGGCGATCTCTACGAGTCCACCAAGGTCTGCCTGGAGAACCTGTTCTTCCGTATCGTGAGCGGTGGATGCCTCATCCTCGACGATTACCCGCTGCCGGGCTCCCGCAAGGCGCTGGACGATTTCTTCCGGGACATGGGCATCGACCTAAAGCCTGTCATTGAGTGCGATACCGGTGCTGCCTACTTCCGCATATGAACCTCGCTGTTGTTTATCTTGCCGCGCCGCGTGAGTGGTCATGGCTGAAATGGTCAAGGCTGGACTGCCTGAAGGCTTCACTGAAGCTGTTGAAGCAGTTCGGAGGTGGTTGGCCGGTCATCATCTTCAACGAAGACTTTACCGATAAAGACGAGGAAGAATTGCAGGAGATTTACCGGCCGATCAAGTTCGAGCGTGTGGACTTTTCCACCCACAAGGACCGTTACAAGCCGGGCTACCGGGATGCCCGTGTTGGCACCTACGGGTACGGCATGATGTGTCGGTTCTTCAGCGGCGTCATGCAGGCGCATCCCTCGCTTCAGGGATTCACCCACTACATGCGGCTCGACGATGACTCGTACTTCATGTCTCCGCTCACGGGAGGAATCATCCAGCGCATTGCCGAGAACGACTATACCTACCGCTGCACCTTCGAGGACTACGTTCCAAGCTTCAACCAGTTCACCGAGGAGTTCATGCAGGCGCGTGGGTTCAAGTTCCTGTGGCCGCGCATCGACGCAGTTCGCACGGCCCCGTACACGAACTATCACACCAGCAGCCTGAAGCTGTGGCGGCACCCGGTCATCAAGCAGTTCACCGACGAGATTGAGCAGCGCGATGGGGCCATCACGATGGGCTGGGATGACGCCATCGTTCAGGGCATGATCGCCACCGTGATCTGTCCGGTGCTCGGGTTGAAGGTTCACGTCGAGCGGGACTTCTGCTATCGCCACAACCAGCACTGCTCCCACCGGGAAGGTCACGGCCACACCGATCTTTGCCGGGATGGCAATGACGCGCACCACGGCGGGGACATCAACTACAACTGGGGGCCGCCGGTAACGCTGGCGTGAACTACTTCTTCGACATTGGCGCGAACTCCGGCCAGGCATTCGACTGGTTCCTCTGCCAGACCGACAGGTACGATGGTTGTGAGGTGTTCCTCTTCGAGCCATCCCCGAGGAGTCTCCCTGCTCTGATGGAAAAGGCCAAGGCGATGTCGTCCAGGTTCAACGTGACCATTCTGCCGTTCGCCGTCGCATCGGCTTCTGGCACTGGCAGATTCAACGAGAGCGTTGACTCGCTGTGCGATTCACTTCAGCCGCGCTCGCTTCACAACGACCTCCACAACCGTCCCAACAAGGAATCCGGTCTTGGTCCTACGGACTGGGCAAGAAAATCCTTGCTTTACGTCGCTTCCAGCGGTATTCGTATTACGTGAATTGAGTGGAACCGGCGGGGATTGGACCCGCGTTTCGCGCAGTGTAAACCAGCGGCGTTCTACCAATTGAACTACGGTCCCTTAATTGGGTGGCCTCTGCGGGCGGCGTGACTAACTTGTGACTGAGCTATCACGTCGCCCGCTTTTCTTTCTGAATGGAAAGAATCAGCCACAGGAGGAAATTAGGACACTACCGAAAGCGGAGCGCGATCTGGAGCAGGAATTGATGCGTCGGTTAAATGAGGCTGGCTATGTTGCGAGAATCTTGCCATACTGATTCCAGCATGATCGCCCGCGTAATCTCAGTTCACCCCCACCAGTGGAAGCCTGGCGTCCATTCCAAGTTCGTGCGCCGCTGGAAGCATGTGCAGGAGGTGCTGTTGCCGAGTATCCGCTCCATGGACATCGAAGCGGAGCCCATCGAAGCCGTGCTCTCAGTCGATCTTCCTCCGGTCGTGAATGGCAAGCTCACCTTCGACGGCTTGGAGCTGACCATCGGTGAGGGTTGCACTGGAAACACGCTCTCCAATTACCTGCTTTGGAAGCTGGCTGTGGAGCGCAATGAGTCGGTTCTTATCTTGGAGGACGATGCCATCATGTCTCCTCATAATGCATACTACGTGGAGGGCGCACTGGATTCATTTGGTGCGATGAACACTGGCTTCAGCGACATCCTCTACTTGCTCTCCCAGTGCCCTTACCTGAAGGACACGTACAAGGGCTACCATCCGTCGGAGTGCCAGCCTATTGACAGGTTCATCACGCGGTTGAAATCCACGGCTGATCTCGCCTGTACCGCTGCCTATGTCGTCACCCCCAAGGCTGCGCGCGTGCTCATCGACCGGCTGACCAAGGCTCCGACCGTTCCTGTGGACGGCTTTGTCCACCGCGCTTTCCGTGACGGCGTGCTTGGGGTGGTAGTCCAGCGCGATCCCATGAAGGGCTTCATGCTCAACGATAACTGGGCGGAGTGGAACCACAAGAACTCGCCCGAGCTGCTCCATGCGTGAAGATCTCAGCTATCTGCTGTACCTACGGACGGCCCGATCTGCTCGAAGAGGCCATCGAGAGCTTTCTGAAGCAGGACTTCCAAGCGGATCAGCGCGAACTGGTGGTCTGGAACACGATGAACCGGCAGAAGCTCGTGCTGAAGCATCCCGGCGTCCGCATCATCAACGAGCCCATCCGCCCATCTACCCTGGGGGAAACTCGCAATCGCGCGATTGGGCAGTGCCTCGGGGAGATGGTGCTGACGTGGGACGATGACGACATCTACCTGCCGGGCTACATCTCCTGGCTCGTGAGGCACATGGAGGGGCGCGACTGGGTGAAGCAGAATCACCGCTGGTCCATGAACGCAAGCCGCAAGGTTCACCTGTCAGAGCAGGCCACCAACCAAGTGATGTTCCGCAAGGATGCGTGGCATCGCTCTGGAGGCTATCCCCACATGGATAGCGGCGAGGACCGGGTGTTCATGGACCGCTTGAAGGCGTGCTCGAAGGGCGATGTAGTGCCGTGCGCGTGCGAGGAGATCGGTTTCATCTATCGCTTTGGATTCGGACCTTACAACATCAGCGGCATTGGGCCGACGGTGCTGGGCCGCCCTACCGGGATGCGCGAGGCGGAGCGGCTCGTGCTGATGAAGACGCACCGGTTCGGAACCATCAACTTGCGGCCTCACTGGCGGGCTGAGTACGACCGGATTGTGAAAGCCTTATGCAAATAATCTCCATAGTAATGACCGTCCGCAACGACCAGGACGAGGCGAACCGCACCATTCAGTCCATCCGCGATACCGCTGGTGATCGCGTCGAGATTGTGGTCATCGACGACGGCAGTGATGTGCCGCTGGTGCTGGCTGACGGGAACACCGTCTTCTACCGCGTCCACGGACGCTGTGGCGTCGGACCCGCGCGTCACCTCGGGGCCACACTCGCCAGTCGTCCATGGCTGCTCATCATCGACGCGCACATGCGCTTTGAGCCCGGCTGGCTGGAGATCGCTGAAGCACGCCTGAAGAGCCATGATCGGACACTTTTCTGCGGCACCTGCATCGGCCTCGACCGTGGTAACATGGAGATGAGCCGACCTAACAGCGTGTACAATGGCGCATTCATCCGGTTCGTCGGACCAGATGAGAACACTGGCAAGATGCAGTTCCTGGAGGCCAAGTGGCTGCGCTCCCCCGTGGCCGACAACGAGGAGATTCCTTGCGTGCTCGGTGCCTGCTACTTCATCCAGCGGAGCTTCTTCTTCCAGATTGGCGGTCTGCGGATGCTCACCGGGTGGGGGAACGATGAGGACTTCCTCTCGTTGAAAGCGTGGTTGGCAGGTGGGTCAGTGCGGCTCCTGAAGCCAGTTCGAATCGGCCACCAGTTCCGCACGGCCACCACCTATACCACCAAGACAGCGGCCATCCTGCGGAACAAGCTGATGATCGCCACCACGATCTTCCCCGAGGATGCTGCCAGATGGTTTTCTGCGATGATGTTGGCGCACACGCAGCCCATCGGAGAGATCAACCTGGCCATGCAGCTTGCCAAGAATGACCAGCCGCAGATCGAGTGCGAGCGGGCCATGTACAATGCCGTGTTCGAGCGGTCGTTCGAGGCGTGGCTGGAACGCTGGACAGTTCAGCGGTTCTGGTAGAGAGTTGCGCCATGAAACATATTCTCGCCGCAGCTTTTGTGACATTCGACTTCGCGGTCTTCGCGCTGGCCGCGCTGGCAGCCGTGGTTGCCATCGTGATTGCTGGTGGCCGCCGGGACCGCAATTCCCTCTGATTTTCTCCGCTGGCCGCATGGCGCGCAGGGAGATCTTGCGACGGCACTTGGGTTGAGTTGGTGCTCATGCAACACGGCGGCGGAGATTTCCTGAAAAAAAGATTTGACGCGGTGGCCCACTATGGTCCATCTTCACGTCGTGCAGCAGACAACCTCAACAATTTCCAGCCCCGCCGACGCCCGGCTCATGTTTGCTGCACAACTTACGGAAAGCAAGGCGTGGTGGGGCTGGACTACTTTGAGCGCGTGGCGTAATAGCAGCGCACGCAAGTCCGAGACGCAGCAATGCGGAGTAGGCATCCAAATGGCGGGTGAAGGTGCAATTCCTTCCGCGCTCACCCCTTCCCACTCATCTCACCAGCAAGCCATCTCGCAGACTCATAGCTGCGTGACGCTGGCGGGGTGGATCGGAAGCTCCGCCCGGCGAGTGTCCGTGTGCGGAGTTTTGCTTAGGCAGGGTAGCGCCCTGATGAACTTGGAGGTTACGGGCCAATCCAAGCGAGATCGACAAATGGAAGAAACCCCACAGGAAACTGTGAACCCGTCAATTTCTCCCACAGCAAACACGAAGTGAAAAAACCATTCCTCATCGGCCTCTCCGGCTACAAGCAGTCTGGTAAAGGTGTCCTTGCAAATCACCTCATTGACCAATGGAGCTTCGTGCGTTTCGAGTGGGCTGGCCGTTTGAAGGCTGCGCTTTCAGCGATGGGCGTTGAGGATGAATTTCTCCACGGTGCGCGCAAGGAAGAGAATGTCCCCGTCTTCAACAAAACTGCCCGCCAACTCATGCAAACCCTAGGCACCGAGTGGGGCCGCGATCTCGTGGACAAAGACCTGTGGGTGAACCTCTGCTGCGCCAGGGATATTGCACCGGCTCTGTGCTCCAACCGATCAGTCGTCCTCGAAGGCACCCGCTTCCCGAACGAGGTGCAGGCGATTCGTGACCGGGGAGGCATCGTCATCCACGTCACCCGGCCAGGCTGCGTGTCGGATGGCCACCGGTCAGAGATCCTGCCGGACTTTGATCTGGAGATCGTGAATGACGGGTCGAAGGAGGACTTGTGCCGGAGGTTTGATGAGCTGGTGTTTCTGGTGTAACCTTATGGATGCATCACTCCTTGGTGAAAAAACAATGGACCTGGTACGGAAGTTCAAATCTTCCGAGCGTTATGAGATTCCGCCAAGAAGTGATCCTGAGAATTTCACGTACATCATAACAGATCAAGAGAAGTCTGAAAACTTACCACTTCTTCCGACGGATGAGTGCTGGGTTCTGAATCATTTCTGGTCAACTTCAGATTTGACTCAAAAATCTGACACATTTGGTCCGTGTTTTTGGAGGCGAAAGAAGAGTCCCAAATCGGATTGACACCGCATCCCCGTCAGCCAGTATCCCGCTGGCATGACCAGTTGTCCGCTTCCGAGCCAGTTCGACGCCTTGCGCCCGGCTGATCCGCAGAATCCCACCTGCGATGAGCTGCGGAACATCCTGCTCAACGGCAACAACCTGCTGGCCGACTTCAACGCCTGCTGGTACAACGAGGACGGCTCCCTGACAACGAACCTTGTGGCCCAAATCTGCGCCACCTCCTGCTGATTATGGCCCTACCCGCTCTCCCCACACCGTCCCAGTTCAACGCCCTGCGCGTCACCTCGGGAGATCCCGCCTGCACGGTCCTCCAGAACTACGTGGCGATGATTAACTACGTGGCGGACTGGTACGCCAACATCTACAACCCGGACGGCTCGTTCACCCAGGAGTTTATCGACAAGATTTGCGCTACGGGCTGCGCGGGCGGTGGTACCGGATCATCCACCACCGGGGCTTCCAGCAGCGTCTCGCTGTACATGGCCAGCCGGTTCCTCGACAGCGGCGTGTACCGGGGCCGATTCTTCTACATCGACTCCTCCTCGTTCACCTACAGCACGATCAACGGCAGCATGAACGAGGTCATCACAGGAATTGCTGTGCGGCCTTCCGATGGCAAGGTGTTCGTGCTCTACTACGACTGGACACTTGGAGTGCATCCGCTGGACCTATGGCTCGGCACGATCAGCACTTCAACCGGCGTCATCACACCGATTGCAATCACGGTCCCCGGTGGCGGCCTGCTCCCGAATCCTGACTACTCGCTGTGCTTCCGCGCTGACGGCACGCTGTTCATGTCCAATCGCCTCGGGGCTCCGCAAATCTACACCGTCAACACGACCACCGGAGTACCCACGGCCCTGGGCGCTGGCATCTACTGGGGTGGCACTGGGACGCTCAAGCCGGACTCCATCAGCTTTGACGCCAGCGGAATCCTATACGGGTACGGTTGCGATGGCAGCGCGGTGGCAGGAACGCTCTTCACGATCAATACCACTCCGAACCCGTCATATGGGCTCGCGCTCGTGGCGACGCTCTCCTGCGGCTCCGTGAACCCGTGTGGCACTTTCAATGCGCTGGCGATCAAGGGCGGCCAGAAGATGGTGTTCTACACTGGCACTGGCGATCTGTACTCCATCCGCGACGGCTCCGGGTGTCTCTCTCCAGCCGCGCTCAAAATGCTCGGCTCCACGGCCATGGCTGACGTGACTGCTGCTGGAGGCATCCCATCGTAATGGCCTCGCCTTTCAAAACCGTGGTGATGCGCCCGTTGACCGGTCCGATGGATTCGCGCTCCAACCCGGAGGACTGCCCGCCGCTGTCCTTCCGCTTCAAGCTCAACATGGAGGTGGACACCAGCGACCGGCTGGCGCGGGGCTACGGCTGGGACCGGCTGCTCCACGATGCCGCCCGCTACTCCAATCAGGATGCCCACGATCAGGGCGACTGTTACGACACCTCCCCCACGCGCGAGCCAATCACCTTCCTTTCCGAGTTTACCCGCACGGACCAGGCCCGCAAGCTGTACCATGGCACGCGCTCCCGGCTGGCCTTCCTAAACGAGAGTGATGGGTCGTGGACCACCGTGGCGCGCGGATTCGGCGGTGGCGCGGCGACGGACACGCAGATCCGCTGGAGTGCTGGCCAGTCGGTGGACACGCTCATCCTGACCAACGGCATCGACAAGCCGCAGTCGCACGTCATCGGCGTGTCCCCGGCCGCGTGCGGGATGAATTCTGTGTCCGAGGTGGCGGACCTGAATACCCTCAAGGTGACGCAGGCGCGCATCGCCACGCAGTTCTCCGGCTGCGTGTTCCTGATGGGTGTCACCCAGGACGGGCGCTTCTATCCAAGCCGGGTGCGCTGGAGCGGCGTCAACAAGCCGCTGACGTGGGTGCCGGGGCTGGACACAGTGGCAGGATTTCAGGACTTGCCGTACACGGAGACGATCCTCGGAGCCATCGAGGTGCAGAGCAACCTGGTGATCTTCACCGACAGGTCGATCTACCGCTGCTACGTCAACGGCAATACCTTCGGATTCACCCGCACCTACACGGAGCCCGTCAGCAAGGATCGCTGTCTCGTTTACCCGGACACGCTGGTCACGGACGGCTCCAACTGCTGGTACGCTGGGCGGGATGGATTCTATGAATGGAATCTTTACGTACAGCAGCCCAATCGTCCAGATTGGCTGTGGCGTTCTTCCAACCTCGTCTTCGACAACATCGACCAGACGTGCTGCCGGGGACCAGTAGGCCAGTACTGGCCGGAGAAGAAGAGCATCCTGTGGTCGTGGCCCCGGAGCGGTACTGACTGCCAGCCGTACCGGACCATCCATGCCAACCTCCGCTCCCTGACGGCCCACATCATCGACCACGGATTCACGGCCTTCACCTCATTTCGGTCGGACGCGCAGATGACCATTGGCGACTTGCTGGACACCTGCACTGTGGACTTGCGCACCTTCTGCGCACAGCTCGGCGACAAGCGCCTTATCGAGTTCTGTCAGGAGTGCAATGCCCAGCAGATCATCGTCGGCGCATCGTCGGAAGATTGGTGTCTGAAGGAGCTTGGCAGTTCGTATCACCGTGACACCTGCACCAACGCGGCCACGGGGACGGGCACGCTCGGGCCGGATGGCACCTTCCAGCCGTTCGTCGGTCAGTATCAGTCAGACGGCTACTTCTCGATCATCCGGGGCATGTTCCCGCTTGGCAACATGGACCGGGATAAGCAGATCAACGACTTCCTCCTGAACGCCAAGCAGGACTTTCTGCTCGGGCCGCTCAACTATTGGAGGCTGAGGATCGGCACTTCCTACGAGGCGCGGGACGCCAACCCTGATGGCAATGTGCTGGCGTTCGCGTACCCAGGGGATGATCTGGCACCGGCCTACGTGGATGAGTTCTCCACGGATGGCGGCTACTGCGAGGTGCTCTGGCATCTCCAGTCCGACCGGGAGATCCACTGCGTTGATAAAGACACCGAGGCGCAGTACCTGGCCAATAACACGCGGCCTAGCGAGGGGAGAAACTGGCCGCTGTTCGAGCAGGGGAGGTTTCTGTACTACGAGATTACGGCGATCTCCAAGGACCAGTTTGGACAGGTGGTGCCACCGGTCGGCGCTTCCTTCATCGCTTCACGGGTGCAGGTGCAGGCGCGGGTGATGCAGGTTTGAGTGATTGTCGCCACTCCGTAAACCTCCGATTGAAAGCCCGGCGCTGCACCGCTCCCAGCATTGGCAGCGGGCTTTTCGACTGGATGGTGTTCTTGAGATAGCGCAGGGATTTTCCTGGGTGGAGGAGATTGATGCCGCAGGCGTTCGTCACCCGGTGTGCGGTTTCCAGATTCACCTTCCCCCATGACATGCGCGTAGAGATTCGTTCGATGGTGCGGAGCGGTACGCTGGAGTACGCTGACACCTGGGCGATTGTCAGGAAGTCCTTCCGGCCCGTCGCAATGGCGATGCACAGGAACGGCGGGATGCGGTCAAGCTTCTGGAGCAGGGTCATTCCTCAACAAGCTCCAGCAGTTCCTTGTTCGCGTCCCCGCACTCACGACCTTGCGTATTGGTCACACCCAGCATCCCCTCCCCGGAGAAGTGCAGCACATACCCATCTGCCAGTGGATAATCGAACGGCGGCGGATTCTCCACGGCGAACTGGAAGAACGCTACCACCCCGGCAGCATCGCACCCGCAGTGCTTCACGAGCACCTTCCAGATGCGCCCCGCCATGTCGCGCGCCTTGAAGGCATCCATCTCCGCATCCGTGACGAGTTGCACGGTGCCAGCGGACCCCGGAGCGATCTCCTTCAGGTTGACGAAGCAGGACCGCTTACTAGCCGTGGTCAACGCGGTGAGCCCGGCCGCCAGGCTCTGCTTGCAGGCATTGCACTGTTCAGCCTTCAACTGGCCGGTGCCCACGAGCGTAGCTGGCCGGAACATCTCGTAGCAGATCGGGCAGCAGCGGGTGAACTCGGGAGGAGCCTTCTTGAAGCTGCCCTTGGAGACGGTGGCGTGGGCCATGCCAGGGAGGGCGCGGAACAGGCGCTCAAGGCCGATGGGGTCGGGATTGTTTGGGTCAAATAGGCTCATGCTGTGGAAATGGTCCGCCAAACTTGGCGGGTTGTCAAGCTAGTTTCTGCGTGAGTGACAGCCGTTTGAAGGTTGTTGCACGGGGGCGCTGCAACCGGCTCACTCCTGCCATTGACACCCGTGCCCGCTGAGGAGCGCGGCCCCGCAGCGTCAACCGGCCAACGCGCACACCCCGGCTGCCACCCGGCCCGGCCCCGCGCCCGGCGGAGATCATTCCCACCGATCCACTGCCACCGCCACCCGCCGTGGCCGCCACTGCTGAAACGCCGCTGCCGCCGCGCGTCGCCGCCACCTCTTCCTTGGTGATCGCTCCCGGACGGCCGAACAGCGCCTGCGCTCCTGCCTGCCACGCCTCGATGCCGCGCTGCTGGGTTTCAGCGCGTTCGCCAGTGGCACCCGAGGTGAGGGACTGGTACTCGGCATTGGTGACGCGGCGACCACCGAGGGCCGCCAGCACTGGATTCGTTTCCTGGTAGTCGCGCCAGACCGCCTGCTTGGCGTGCTTGGCCGCCTCCTCGGGCGTGTCCCCAAGCTTGGTGCGCTGCTCAACGTAGAAGTCAGTGAGCTTGGTGATTTGCTCCTGTGCGGAGGCCACCGCCTTGTCGTATCCAGCAGCGTCGCCTTCAGCCTGTGCTCGGGCCATGTTCCCGACGGACTCCTGCAAGAGGCGGCGCACCACGGTGGTCGGCCCAAAGGAAGGCGCGGCACCGGGCCGGGGCATTTCCATGTTCAGAGCCCGCGCTTCAGCGGCGGTGATCTGGGAGGAGCGGCGAAGGTCGGTGTTAGCACCGAACAGCTTGCGAAGCTCCTGCGCGCCGGGGGTGAGGCGGCTCGCGGCGTCGATCAGTGGCACCGCGAAGTCAGATCCCTTACCAGCGCCCTGCGCAGTCTGATATGCGCCTGTCACTGCATTCGACATTGCCTGGATGAGTGACACGAGGAACACGCGGCTCGCGGGATCAAATCCGCGATTGCCCTGAATCTGGTTCTGCAATCCGAGGATGATGTCCCCGATGTAGAACATGTTCGAGGCGAGGAATCGTCCCACCCCGGAGGCGAACTTGTCCTTGTTGTCCCAGAAGTCCTTGTCGAGTACGCCTGCCTGCGAGGATTGAATCCCCTGCATCCGGCGCTTCCAGTATTCCGATGCGCCGTCCGCTGCGGCCCCGGCCAGCAACATCATGGTGGCGATGCCGAACAGCATGGGCAGCTTGGCCGCAATCGTAGCGGCGGTGCGCCGGTCCCGCGTGCCGGAGAGCGGGATGTTGAGCAGCTTCAGCATGGCGTCAGCCGGATAGCCTTGCAGGGTGAGCACGGAACGCCAGATGGCGCTGCCGGATGAAACGCTGGCGCGGTTGCTGGGCAGCGACGAGTTCATGGCAGCCAGCAGGGTACGCGAGACGGCATCGCGCTGGCGGTCAGTGTAGATCGGGATGTCGCGCCCAGCCTTCTGGTTCTGGTAGTAATCCCACAGGGCTTTCTCCAGTTGGAACCCTTCCGCGCTGGCACTGGTCTGGAACAGCAGCCGGGCGTTTTCAATGGCGTCCTTGCGGGCTTGCTCGTTGCCGGTGGTGCTCCACTCGGAGGGCTTCAACTGGAACGCGGGATCGGAGACATTGAAGTCAGTGTGCCCGGCGTCTTCGAGCCGCTTGCCATACTGCATGGCTACTTCCGTCAATCGCTGCTCCAGCGCCGCCGCACGGGCGAGGTTCAGGGAGTTGAGCACCTGGTCCGAGTTCTCCACGCCCACGCTCCCAAGGAAGGCGTTGATGGTCTTGGCGGCAGTGAGCGCAGTACGTTGGACTGCGGCCAGCTTGGGATTACGGGCGGCCCATTCCTGATCGTCACGGTTGGTGAACAGTGCGGACTCCAGCCATGCCGCCTTCATGGCGTCGGTCCAGCCCTGCTTGGTGTCGTACCCGAGCTGCTTCACCGCTTCTAGATCAGCCTTCCAGCCTGCCGCACTGATGGCGGGATTCCTGAGTGCGGCCCGCGCCGGTGCCAGCATGGCATCGGCCATCACATCGACCACCTTTTCCAGCGCATTGCTGTTGCGGGTCAGGTTCTTGTCCACGAACTTGGCGGCCCCGTTCGCCCACACGTAGCCCAACCGGGCAAGGCCACGGGGCATGTTGGCCACCGCGTGCCACAGGGCCATGCGGTTCATGGTGATGCCCATGGCGATGTCGGACAGGTAAACCAGAAGCTGACCCTGGGTGAGGTTGCGAAGGTTGACGGTCGGGAGCGCCAGCACTCCGGACACCGCGAACTTGGCGATCTCGCTGGCGATGCGGGAGGGCAGCAGTGACGGATCGTTGACGGTGAAGGCCGCCTCGAAGTCCTTCTGGATGGCAGACAGGATTTGCAGCGTGTCCTTCAACTCGTTAATGTCGCCGCCATAGTGTTCAGCGGCTTCCTTGGCGGAGAGCCTGCTGGCGTCGGTTCGGTTGTAGCCATCGAGACGGCTCCTTAACTCACCAACCGCCCGGCGCAGCGAGTTGGCGTACTCGACGATGTTCTGATGATTGGCGGCCGACTGCTTGGCGATGCGCTCGCCAGGCGTCAACGCGCCGTAGTTGTAGAGCGAGGATGGCAGTTCGAGGTTCTTGGCAGGCTTGGTGAACTCGTTGTCCGCCGAGAGCGCCACCTTGATGCCGCTGTTCCGCTCATTCTCATCACGCTCAGATTGGATGCGCGCACCTTCCTTGGCGTACTGGGCGAGTTCTGAATTCAGGCGCTCCGTGACGTAGGACACAGGATTCACCCCGGCGAGCGGCTTCAGGGTGGTGGCGAGCTGGGAGGCCAGTTCGGACAGGTTCGACGGCTGCACCTCCGCACCAGACTTCCACAGCGCGGCCAGGCGCTTCTCCGCTTCCTGCATGGCCGGGTCCAGCTTCATGGTGCGGTCAGTGCGCCCGCTGTCATTGATGTGGTCGATCAGCATCTGGTTGTTGCTGTTCCAGAACTGTACCACCGGATTGGAGGAGGAATTGGTCAGGTCCGTGGCCGCATCGAATCCACCCGTCTTGTAGGCTTCTGCCATGTTGGCGATGAAGGACTTGACATGCTGGTTCAGGTGGCGGTCCATGCCGTAGTCACCCACCGATCCGCTCTTGCGGATGAACGTGTCGCCACCGACCTGAAAGCGCACACCCCGCAGCGGATTCGTTTCGGAAACCTCCGTGCGCTGGAAGCCATTGAGCTGAAGCTGGCGGCGCAGCAGGGCCATGTCTTCCTTGGTGACGATGGCCCCGGTGGGGAGCTGGAATCCGACCTTCAATTCAGATCCGAACTTGCGGCCCTCATGCGCCATGGGATTGAACACCCGCTGGCGGTACACCTCGTAGTTCTTGTGCGAGTTGTCATTAGGATTCGCCGGGTCTTCGTGCGAGTGCATCGCCTGCGAAGTGAGCTTGGGAAGATCCTCGAAGCGGGACATGACGCGCTTGCTGTCCAGCGTGCCTTGAATCCAGCGGCCCATGCTGGTGCGCAACGCATTGCCAATGATCCCGCCCACCATCTTGACCGCCGCCTCGTGCTGGCGGAACCAGGGCAGCTTCTGGAGCTGGCGGCTGATGGTGGCCGTCTTCAGGCGGTTGAATCCGGTGTCAAGGAATTCGCCGCGTCCATTGCCGATCTCGGCGCGGAGCCCGCGTGCGACGGATTCCTTGAAGCCGAGCTGCTCGGGGGTCTTGGCAGTCGGGTCGAGCTTGCTCAGGAAGTATGCCCTATCGTAATCATCGCAGTACTTCTCCGCCGCATCGAACCACGACAGCATCTTCTTTCGCGCAGCCTCCTGAGTGGACGGGTCTTGTGCCACGTTGATGACCACCTCCTGATGGTTCGGCGTCTGGCCGCTCGTGCCAAACTCCTTGAACACGAAGCCGGACGGCGGGCGCTCGATCATGCTTTGGAGCCCACCCTTGGAGGCGTAATCCAAACTGCCGCGCAGCGTCTGGAACTGCGGCGATGCCACGAGATTGTTAAACAGGTCCGCGCCATGGTTGAGCGCCGTCAGCCGCGTGAGCAGCTTGTTGATGGTGCGGGATGCCTGCCGGTTGTCGGCCCGCGAGGCCACCACAGCGGGATTTACCGTGCGGCCAAGCTGGTTGGCAATCTGCGCGGCGGCATTCAGGCCGGGCTTGCCACCCAGCTTCAGCGCATCGGCAATGCTCGGTAGCGCGCCCACAAGCTGCGCCGGGTTGCTGGCCGCCTTGGCTGCCGCTGCGGCATCTGCCAAGGCCACGATGCTGGAGGCGAACTGCGGGGAGCTGCCCGCCACGTCGATCACCTTCTGGAGCACCTCGGGGGAGACGTTCAAGGAGGTGGCATCAATGGGCGAGAACGTGACGGAACCACCCGGCGACGCGCGCCATCCGGAGAGAAAGTCGTAGAGCCAGCGGTTCTGGGTGAGATTCTCACCGAGATGCTTGGCGAGGTTGGTGATGGCGGTGACGTTGTTCAGCAGCGAATCCACCTCGGTGGCAGTCAGGACCGAATGCGCCAGCGAAGGATCGCCCTTGGCGGCGTTGAGTGCGGCCTGAATCAGCGCCTCGTTCTCCTGCGTGTCGTTGGCGGACTTGCTGAAGGACTTCTGCGCATCCTCGATCTGCTTGATGATGTCCACCTGCTCCTGCTGGAGGAGGTCGTTCATCTGCTGGCGTGCATCATCGAACTCCAGAAACGCCTTCTGCAACTCCGACACCACGGCATCCTGCTGGCGCTGGTCCAGCGGCGTGTTCTCTTCAATCGCGTTCTGGATGGTGGCCGGGAGATCGCCGTAGCGGCGGTACTCGTCAGCAAGCGTCTTGAGCTTCTCTGGGTCGGTGGTCGTCTTGCGCAGCTCGTCGATGAGATCGCGGGCAGCCTTGGCCTTGTCGAAGAGGTTCCGCAGGCGCGCAATGCCAGCGCCAAAGAAGTCGGCCACCGGCCCGAGGTGCAGTGCGTCCACCTTGGCCTGTGCCTCGATGCGGTTGGATTCGGCCTGCTTCAGCTCGTTCACGCGGTCCCCGACGGCGGCGTCTGCGCCATTGCGTTCCAGGACGGTGGCTTCGGAGTTGGCGATGGCAGCCGTGTTCAGCGCAATCAAGTCTTGCAGGCGCTTCACCTCGGAGGCCGGAGCATTGATCTTCTGGTAGTAGGCCAGCCGGTCACGTAGGTCTTGCAGGCGCTCCCGCGCATCGGATGCCTTGCGGGACAGGTGCTCGAAGTACAGCTCGGCCTGCATGGCCTTCACGTTGTCCGGGTTGTGCTGGATGCCCAGGGCCGTGAGCTTCTTGCTGAAGGTGTCATCCACCACGATGCGGCCCCCGACGGTGGCGATGCCGTCCGTGACCTTGGGGTACAGGTCCGGGTGGCGCTGGTCCTCGGGCATCCGGCGGATGGCTCCATCGGCCAGGTTCACCAGCGTGGACAGCGCGGACTTGGCCTGCCGGAACTGCGACTTCTCGAAGGCGGTCTTGTCCAGCGTGCTGTAGCCATCCTCCAAGTCCGCGTACTGCTGGGCGGCAAGCTGGGGGATGGCCTCGGTGGCGGCGTTGACTTCGAGCTGGTTGACGGCGGTGCGCTCGGCGGCGTTGAGGGCTTCGTTCTCGGCGGCGAGTTCCTGCTGGATGGACTGCGCGGCAGACTTCGCATCAATGCCGCTGGCGGGGAACTGCTGGCGCACTTTGTCCACGGCCTCGCGGATGGCGACTTCCAGCGGGCGACCAGCGCGGAGGATGTGCTTGGCGACTTGCAGGGCGACCGGCCCCCATACGGTGGACAGGAACGGGTCCGAGAAGGTTTTTCCCTTGAGCTTCTTCTGGAGGTTGTCGATGGCGGCGATGGCGGCGTCGGTGGTGAGGGGTTTAGCTGAAGTCCGCTGCTCTTCAGCAACCCTTCGGGAAGATTTCTTAACGATCTCAAGCTGGGAGATTGGCACACGCTTGCTACCAAACCAGTCCACAGTAGCCATCGGTTCTTGATCGTTCACCATCTTCGTAATCTGCTGCACGGTAGCGCGAGCCATGTCCCCGGCACCGGTCCTCCATGTCACCTCATCGCTTACCTGCGGAATAAGGTCGTTGGTCTGCGGCTTCGGAGCCGGTTCATTTGTAACCTGTTCCGGCTTTGGGGATTCGTACCACTTTGGAGGCGACCTGTCGGCTTTTGACACGATCTGAGGCTTTCCAGACCTGTCGAATCCGGTGACATCTTCGGAGAACATCGCCCGCTTTGCCTCCGACATCCGCATCAGGTCTTCATTGGAAGGCGATGCTTTCGTGAGGTCAGCGCCAGAATGGATGAGTGCCTTGATGAACTGCTTGGCCTGCGCGAGGGTTGGAATCTTCAGATCGTTTCCAAGCCCAAGGCCGCTCGCAACATGAATGATCTTGAACTTGTATGGTCCAGTCTTGTTTCCAGTAGGAATGATTGCGATTCCTCCATAAACAGTGGCGTCAACTTCTGTCTTTCCTGCATCCCTATTGGTAGTGAGGATTTTTTTCTTCTCAGCCTTTGGTAGTTCAGTTGCATTCACCTCGGCATCGTAATCAGAACGGCGCTTGGACTCAGCCTCCGCTTCCGCCTTTTGCTTTGCTTCAGCAGCTTCCCGCGTGGCTTTGCGCTCAAGGTATTCGGTCTTGGCATTCTTGAAGGCTGAGTCATGCAGTGTGGCATCAGGATGACGCTCAACAAATCGATAGGCGGTTTCGTAGCGGTTGGTTCCGCTCCCAAATCCGCCGCTCTCCCACTCCGAGAATGAACCATCAGGGCGCACGATTCTGGCTTCAATCTTATGAGTGTCTCCATCCTTTTTGAGCCGGTACTGGTAATGCGTTCCACCAACTGTCTCTTCAGCATGAACCCCCGCCACCTTCCCGAGCGCACCCTCCTGCGTGACGCCCTGGGGGAGAGGTGCAGCCGGGGTGGGGGAGGGTTGTTCAGGCTTTAGGACGCTACGGTCGAACACAAACGACTGTTGAGCCAGCTTGTAAGCCTTCCATCCCAACGCATTCAAATAGTCACCGACAGCTTTTGGAGAGGTTTCGCCATGCTTGTCACGGAGGTATTTTGTGACCGATTCAACCACGTCTATTCCAGTTATTTTTCTTGGAAGTCCTATGACAGTGATTTTATCCATCCCCCTCTCAAGTAGATCGTTTTCAGAAACAATTTGGTCATGCCTTAGCACGTCATCCGCTTCGAGCTTGTACTTCGACACCTTCCCGTAGCTTTTAGCCACGTCCTCTGAAGTGGTTACAGATGTTCCGATGTGGCCTTCCCCGCTTCCTCCGGTTTCACCACGGTACACTGTTTCTGAGATTGGATTCTTGGTGTATTCAGGCGGTTTCGATTTTGACACCACCGACTCAAGCAATGTCTTGTAGTCTCGGTCCAGACCCATCTTCTTGAGATACTCCGCAACCCTGTCGATTGATTTGGTTTTCTCGAACAGGTCAAGCGCGTTCAGGAAGTATAAACCGTTTCCAGAGATGACCTTCCTTCCGGTTCCGAGATCCCATGAGTGCGCAGGAGTTGCATCCCTGGCAAGCTTTAAAAGCTCAGTCTCGACAGCCATTGATCCATGTATTCCTACAATTCCTGACGACTTTATTTGCTCGGCAGCACCCCCCTCCTTGCCCATCTCCTGCGGCACCACCCTGGGGGAGGCGGGCGGGGTGGGGGAGGGTTCAGCGGGATGCTTCCTTTTTTGAACCTCGCTTAGAACATGTTCGAAGAGAGCCTCAGCACTCTGGAACTGAGCGACAACCTTTCCAGTTTTATACTGTGGAGCTGGCTTCTCGCCGGGAGCAGTCCAAGTCGGTTCCCCTGCCACCACATTGATGGACCCATCCTCTTGCTTTACAAAGTCAACGAACTGACCACTGGCAAAGAGTGAACTTTGAGGAGCGTGCTGCGGAGCCTTGCCGCCAAATTTCTCAAACCCGTCATTAAGCGACTTGAGCCAGTCACTCTTAATCTGATCGGGAGTCCGGTTGGTGATCTCCTTCATCATGGCCGCGATGTCAGTGAAAGCACCAAGCGCATTCGCCTCGCGATTTGAAAGTCCGGCAGCAAGACCTTCCTGCATTTTCTTTTCGCCAGCCGATTGGGACTGATCCGCATTGCTGATGCTGAGTTCTTCATTCATGCGGACCACCGTGGACCGTTCTGGGCCAGATGTCAACTTTGCATTTGGATTCGTCAGCGACAATCTCCCCGACGCCTGCTCAACCTTGGGCGTCCTCTTGAGATCACCATCCGGCAGGTTCACTCCCACCGACTCAAGGAACTTGGAAACCCGATCCGTGATCGTCTTGGCGAATTCGATCTTGTCGCCCTGGCTGCTGGATTCCCGCGTGGTGTACTTGTCGATCTCGCGGATCAGATCGGACTTCGTGATGCCATTCTCAGCCATCCTGCGGGCAGCAATGGCAGCACTGATATAGCGGTCACTGGTGACGCGCTCATCGACGCCACGCACGACGGCTGAAATGAGCGCAGATGGAAGCGCATCAGGATTCTCGCTGGCAACCTCTTCCGGGTTGATCCGCTTGTCACCCTCCCAGAATTCAAACGGGTGGCCCTTCTTGTTGTAGGGTGAGTGCTCGAAGAACTGCTCCATGCGGGCAGCCTTCTCAGGGCCAATGCGCTGTTCAAACTTCTTGGTCGAGGCTTCCCGGAACACTAAATCGTGAAGCTCCTGCGCCTCCTTCTGAGTGAGCCCGATCTCCTGGCGGTACAGGGCCACCTCTTCAGCCAACCGCTTCTTACGGAAGGCTAGTAGTTCATCCACCGAGTTGAAGGTTTCCGGTGTTGGTGTCTGTGTGACTGCTTTCGGCTCAACCTTTGGAGCCACCACCCCCTGCGGATTCGTCAGCGACAACCTCCGCGCCCCCGCCAACACCGCCCGAGGATTCTCCACGCGCTTCACCTCCGGGACACCGGGCTTGGAGAATGACATCTCCTTGAAGTTCTTCACCACTTCGAGCGGCACTGTTTGGTGCGCTATTGGAGCAGGTGTCGGTAGCCCGGTGTCGTCATATGCCTTCACCAGCCATGGAGAATCTTTCGGAATATCGACATACCAAACCCCTTCACCAGATTTTTCAGCGTATCCTTTCGCATAGTCGAACCGGGGCGTTATGTCCACCGGACCCACTGGTTTCTTTCCACCGTGGTACAGTCTTACCATGCCCTCCTTAATTGGAGGCTGTAGATTCAC